GCGCCTGCGCGGGATGGTGGACGAATGAGCGCGGCACTATACATGGATCGGGCGGCAAGCGGCAAGGTTGTCGTGTCGCGTCTGGACAATGCCCGAGTGCTGAAAGGGGGCGCGCTGTCGCGTACCGCCGCGATGATGTGCACGAACAGCCGGTTCCAACGTTTCGTGGTGAGCATTGCCGGCGGCGTGCCTGCCGGCATCACCGCGCGCCAGCATGCCGCCGATTTCATCCGTCGTTCGTGCGAGATCACCAGCCGCGTGATGCTCGATCACGACGCGCGCGCCGCTTGCCTGTTTCACGAGATGGTGCGCAAGCCGTTCGTGCAGTGGCAGGAGCGCCACCCATGAAAGCCTCAGACCTTTGCATGGTCGTAGCGGCGATCTATCTTGCTCCCCATCTAAGCGAGGGAGCCGGTGTGTTGATTTCGTTGGTGGCGGGGGTGATCGCGGTCACTCTGATGTGGAGGCGGATGTGAAAGGCCGCGCCCCCACCGTCGAGCAGAAGCACTTTCACACGATGCTGTGTGAGTTCGTCGGCTGCACGGCATGCCGCCAGCACAACGTGATCACGCAGTACGTCAGCGTGCACCACATCGACGGCCGCACCAAGCCGTGGGCGCACTGGCTCGTGCTGCCGCTGTGCGCTGGCCATCACCAAGACGGTACCGGCGCGCGCGGCATGATCGCGGTGCATCCCTGGAAGGCCCGCTTCGAAGCGAAGTACGGCAGCCAGATGGAGCAGCTGCGCCGCGCGATTCGATTCCTTCAGCGCCTGGGCCACGTCGTGCCGCCTGGCGCCTTTCAAGCAGCAGGCCTCGCATGAAATTCGCCGGATACACGATCACGCTTTACGCCCAGCGCGCGGCCAACAAGTTCATGGCCGAGCAACGGTACAAGTTCACCTCTTGGCACGTTGCGCAGGTGATCTTGCCCTACGTGCGCAAGACGTCGACTTCATGGCCTGGGTATAGCGAGCGCAGTGCGGCGAGTGCCGCCGCCGAAGATCTTATCCGGCGCGCAGCACTCCGCGGGGAGGTCTCATTCGACGGCCGCGGCGCGCGCGACAACATCAATTACTGGAAGAGGGTGGTTCGATGAACTACTACCCGCATCACATCGGCGACTTCAATAGCGCCACGCGGCACCTGACGCGCATCGAGCGCAGCATCTACCGCGATCTGATCGAACTCTATTACGACACCGAAGCGCCGCTGATCGCTGATGTTGAGAAGCTGTGCCGCTTGGTCATCGCGCGATCGGACGAAGAACGAACAGCCGTTCAACAGGTGTTGAACGAGTTCTTCACAGAAAACGGACAGGGTTGGCGCCATTCGCGCTGCGACGGCGAGATTGCCAAGTATCACGGCAACAAAGAAGCGAAATCGGCTGCAGGGAAGGCCAGTGCCGCTAAAAGAGCCCAAAAACAGCAGCAACCGAACAACGGCAGTTCAACATCTGTTCAACAGCCGTTGAACGAGTGTGCAGCTAACCAGAACCAAGAACCAATAACCAATAACCAGAATAAAGAACCCCCTAACCCCCGCAAGCGGGGGAAGGGATTCGACCCCGCTGGGATCGTGTTGCCGGACTGGCTTGACCACGATGATTGGCTCGCCTGGGTGACCGATCGAAAGGATCGGGGCAAGCCGATAACCGAGCAGGGGGCGGTGAAGCAACTTCGCCAGCTGGACGAGTATCGCAAGCAAGGGCACCGACCGGGGGCGGTGATTGATCACAGCATCGCGGGTGGCTATCAAGGCCTTTTCGCCCCCCGCCACCAGCAGTCGGCCGCAGGTGCCAACGTCGTACCCATGAACCGCCAGGAAGCCCTGGAAGCCCGCAACCGAGACGTTGCAGAACGATTTGCGAGAGGTGCGTGATGCAGGAAAAAGACAAAGCCCGGTTCTCGGCGCTGATCGGCAACGTTTACGCGTTCTACCGACAGGACATCAGCGAGTTCGCGATCGGCGTGTGGTGGCAAGCCGGAAAGCCTTTCGAATACGACGAAGTGGCCGACGCCCTCAACCGCCACTGCGTCAATCCAGACAACGGCCAGTTCATGCCGAAGCCTGCCGACGTCGTAAAGATGTTGCAGGGCTCGACCAAGGACGGCGCCCTCATTGCTTGGTCGAAGGTCGACAAAGCGGTGCGCCAAGTGGGCACGTACAACAGCGTTGCCTTCGATGACCCGATTATCCACGCCGTGATTCAGGATATGGGCGGCTGGGTTGCCTTCGGTGCGAAGGACGAGAAAGAATGGCCATTCGTTCGCAACGAGTTCGAGAACCGGTACCGCGGCTATCGCATGCGCAATGACACCGGCGACTACCCGCACCTCCTCATCGGTATCGCGGATGCACAGAACAGCCAGCGCGGCTTTGCGTGCCAAGAACCGGTGCTGATAGGCGACGCCTCCCGCGCAATGCGGGTTATCGAGAGCGGATCCACCAAACCGGCGATCGGTTTCACGCGCGTGGCGGCTGGCGCACTCGTGCCGACGGCCAGGGAGCACGACCTGGGTTACCAGCGCGCCGACGTTAGGACGCTCCAGTGATCAAGAAACAGTCCAAGTATCGAAACCGGACGGTGATGGCTGCCGGCCAGCGATTCGACAGCGCTGCCGAGTCGCGCCGGTACCGAGCCCTCACGCTCTTGCAGGCGGCAGGGGAAATCACTGCCTTGCAGCGCCAGGTCGTGTTTCCTCTGGTCCCGAAACTCAAGCGCGCGGATGGCAAGTCCGAGCAGCCCGTGACCTACGTGGCGGACTTTGTCTATATGCGCGATGGCGCGCACGTCGTTGAGGACGTGAAGAGCGCTCCCACGCGCAAGCTGCCCGCCTACATCATCAAACGAAAACTGATGCTGCACGTCTACGGCATCACCCTATTGGAGACGCAATGAGCGCACTCGAAACCCAAGCCGGCGGCACCCATTACGCGGAGCGCGCGATCCAGCCCATCCAGTACATCGAAGCAAACAAGATGGGCTTCATCGAAGGCAACATCGTTAAGTACATCACCCGCCATGAGAGTAAGGGCGGCAAGGCCGACATCGAGAAGATCAAGCACTACTGCGATCTGCTGCTCGAGCTGCGGTACGGCGTGAAGCCATGAGCGGGTGGAGCAGGCGCTGGGAAAGGCTGGACCCGTGCGAGGTCTTAATGCGTCGGCAGGAAATTGAGATGCGGCCGGCGCCGCGGCAGTTAACCGAGGACCCTTTTGGGGCAATTAGAGAACAAGGGCGATTGGTCATGACGAAAGAAGAAAGCGAACAGATTGAGGAGCTGCTGATGGGTTGGTACCGGTGGGCAAAAACCTACCGGCCAAACCTCGGTGCGCCACGGGTGTCGGCTTACGGACGCGGGATAAGCGACAGTGATGTGCATGCAGACGGCGATGACATTGACGCGCGCATTTACGTCGAGCAGTGCAAGGCGGTCGATGCGTGTCTGAACGACATGTCTTGGCAGGCGCGCGCGGCGGTCGGCATTCACACTGCCAACAAGGCATGCGGCAATGATGTGTATAGCAACCCCCGCATGACAAATGAGCAGCAGCACGCGGAGTATCAGCAAAGTAAGCAGGATCTTTTGCCAAGGCTGCAGCGTCGTGGCATTTTGCGCAACGTCGAGCGAAAAGAGTTGCGCGCTTGATATCGTTCGATTTATAGTTGACTCGTCGGTGCCAGAAATGCGTCCCGGAACATCCCGCTAGCGAAAGCCCAGCGGGATTTTTTATGCCTATGATGGAAGTTTCAGGTGACGTTGAAGCTCCGACTTTTTATGTCCTGCTTGAGGCTGCCGTATTCCGCATTGGCGCGGTTGAGCGTAATACCCAAGGGATTTCCCGAACCTGCCAAAATATCTAAGCATTAAAACCTTGCCAAGTGTTACGTTAACGCGCGGAGGGTTTATGCATGCAACGGAATAAAGAGCGGTTGGCGCTGTACTTTGATTTGAAACTTGAATCTGTATCCACAGCGCGCGGGGAATACGGCAAATTGGAAGGGCTCGCTCCAAAGACACTTGCCGAGATGGTGGAATACGTCTCCAAGTTGAAAGACGATCCCAAGCAAGAGCTTGTTTGGCCGAAGCGCACGAGAGGTGACGTGCTGTACCTCGTGGACATGGTGGCGAGGGAAGGAGATGACCATGTCGTCCTGCTAATAAATCGGTGTGACCCGGACGCGGCTGATTCCGTGTTTTATGACCCAGCCACAGGCACTCGCACGCGACATGAGAAAAAACCTGGCGAGGGGGCAGATCACTCCTCACATGTGGCGCTTTCGCTAACTCCTGTTAGCCCAAACGTGTATCGTGCAATTGTGGAAATGTGTCCGGGTCTCTCCAGCGCGCGCATCGAAGCTTTCTTGAATTACTTGTTTCGCATCTGCTGCATGGAGTTCAAACAAGATTTCACCGTCGAACATTTGGCGGGCGCTGTAGAAGGGGAGGGCGCCGAAATTAAGCCGGTGCGAGTTCGTACCAAGCAGAAATGCAAGATGATGGGGCACCTGTCGCCAGAGTTCGAGCAGGAGCTAAGGGAAGGGAAGCTGACAAGCATCGAGCTTATCCGGCTTGAGGATCAGGGTAGTCCATGGGACGACGCAGGAGAGCTCGTTGAGAACTCGCGGACCGTCAAAATTCGCGAGAGCGCGCCTGGCGCAGTGGCTGAGAAGTGGGAGGCTATCCAGCAGCTATGCGGACGAGTGAAGGATAAGTACGGCCAGGTTCGGGTGACTTTTAGGACAACTGAGGGCTTAACTCGTACAGCTAAGCTTGAGACTGAAGGTGCAGCATTCGCGCACGATTCGAAGTACATAAAGAAGCGCCTCATCGACGGCTTCGAGAAGTCCCTTCCTGCAGCATTTGATGCTGTGGACGAGGAGATGCGGGGAAAGCTTTGCGCATTACTCTGAAAGGGACATATTTAAGTGATCATTCGACAGCTAATGCGTCCGTTGGAGTACCTTCGGATCCATCCGGGGAAAAATGTAGCAGACTGGTATTTGCCCAGCGCTGTGTCGTTGATCTTGACCGGTACGTGTTTGTACTTTAAGGCGCAAGTGAATCTGTTTGGGCCGGGCGGGACGATCGCGATGATTCTCGCTTTCGTACAAAACCTCCCCGGCTTCTACATAGCCGCGCTTGCTGCAATCGCAACATTTGGCCGTACGGATATCGACCGAATAATGCCGGGCAATCCCCCCCCGAGCATTGAGACACGCACGGTGACTGGAAAGCGAAATCGAATTCCGGTCACTCGTCGTCGTTTCCTGTGTCTGCTTTTTGCGTACCTTACGTTTGAATGTATCGTTCTGACGTTGGCTTCAATCTTAGGGCTCTCTTTTGTGAACGCTGTCAGAGGAGTTGTCTCGACGGAGATCGGCCTTCTCCTATTTTCAGTGTCCGTATTCGTGTTCTTCTTCCTCTTGTCTCAAATGGTCGTCGTCACCTTCTGGGGGCTCTATTACCTAGGTGACCGCATTCACCAACCTGAGGCTTAAAGCTCGTGTAGCGAGACTGTTCGTCGCATGACAGCAATTGCGAAACGCTTGCCGCGTCGAAAGCTTTCCACTTTAAAGTCGAACTTGAGCGAGTTGTCGCCTCGTGTATCGACAGTCACGCCTGGATCTTGGCGGAATGCTAAAGTTTCCGCCACCCAGCGCGGGTATGGCTACAAATGGCAGCAAGCACGCTTAGGCTTTCTACGATCGCACCCGCTGTGCTGCTATTGCCAAAGCGCGGGGCGAGTAACGGCCGCCGAGGTGGTCGACCATCGCATCCCTCATCGTGGTGACATGGCCTTATTCTGGGATCGCAACAACTGGCAGCCATTGTGCAAGCCATGTCACGACGTCACCAAGAAACGCGAGGAGGCACTGGGGCGCTGACCCCCTTAGTGTGTCTGCTCACGGCACGATTGCCGCGCCAAGAGGCTGTAGACGTGCCGCAGGGCCATTGTGGAGCGGCCCGGAGGGAGGGGGGGGGCAAACCCTGCCGAACGGCCGAAACCCGGACCACCTGTCCTCGCACGCGCAGAAAATTTCCCCTATTAACGGGATTTGTTAACCGAGGTTGTTAATGGCACTGACCGAAAAAAAGCGCCGCTTTGTCGATGCGCTGCGGTCCGGCCTGAAAGGCGCGAAAGCCGCGGTGAAAGCGGGTTACAGCGAGGCTGGCGCGTCCCAGGCGGCCAGCCGTCTGATGAAGGACGCGGACGTTTTGGCCGCGCTCGAACGCCACGATTTGGTTAACAAGGCAAAAGCGAAGGCGGAGCAGACCGGGATGCCCCTGAATCTGCCTGACCTGGCCAAGATGTTTACGGATCCGATGGACTTTCTACGGTCCATGATGAACGACGTCGAGTCGGATACGAAGCTGCGCGTAGAGGCAGCTAAGACGCTGATGCCCTACGTTCATCCGAAGAAGGGCGAGGTCGGCAAGAAGGACGCAGCAGCGGAGAAGGCAAAGGAAGCGGCTGGTTCCGGGCGCTTTAAACCCTACGCGCCCACGGGGGCGACCAAACACTGATGGGTGCCCTGAAATGGAGTACGGCGCTTCCGGATTGGGAGCGCCGCGTGGTCGCGGGCGAGTCCCTGATCCCGTTCAAGCCGCTATTTCCGGATTACGCCCGCCATTCGCTGGAGATGTTCGGTGGGCTGCAGATGGTCGACGCAGCCAACAGCCCGTTCATGCGCGATACCGTCCGGCCGTGGGTGACGGATTTCGTCGGCGCCATCTTTGGTGCGTACGACCCGGAAGCCGGGCGCCGGATGGTGAACGAGTTCTTTCTGCTGATCAGCAAGAAGAACGGAAAGTCGACGATTGCGGCCGGAGTGATGCTGACCGCGCTGATCTTGAACTGGCGTCAGTCGGGCGAATTCATCATCCTGGCACCGACAAAGGAAATCGCCGACAACTCATATTTGCCGATCCGCGACATGATCAACGCGGACGAGGAACTGAAAGAGCTATTCCAGGTACAGGACCACATCCGGACGGTGACGCACCGGACGATGAAATCCACGCTGAAGGTGGTTGCAGCCGACAGCGAGACGGTGTCGGGCAAAAAGGCTATCGGCGTTTTCATCGACGAACTTTGGCTGTTCGGCAAGAAGCACAACGCCGCCGCGATGTTGCGCGAAGCGACGGGCGGCCTGGCATCGCGGCCGGAGGGCTTCATCATCTATGCCACCACGCAGTCGGATGATCCGCCAGCGGGCGTTTTTCGAGACAAGCTGCATTACGCGCGCAAGGTGCGCGACGGCAAGATCGTAAACAACCGCTTTCTGCCGGTGATCTACGAGTTCCCGGAGGAGATGATCAAGGCCGGCGCGCATCGGGAACTGGAAAACGCTCATGTCACGAATCCGAACTGGGGACTCTCGGTAGACGTCGCCTTCATCGAGGGCGAGTTCCAGAAGGCACTCGAAACCGGCGAAGACGATATGCGCGGCTTCCTGGCTAAACACCTGAACGTTGAAATCGGGCTGGCGCTGCGATCGGATCGATGGGCAGGGGCGGATTTTTGGGAGGAGCAGGCCAACCCTGATATCACGCTCGAGTACATGCTCGAGCACTGTGAGGTGATCGACGTCGGAATTGACGGGGGCGGCCTTGACGACTTGCTCGGGCTTTCCGCTGTGGGCCGGCATAAGGCCACGCGCGAATGGCTCGCCTGGACTCACGCCTGGGCGCACCCCTCAGTGCTTGAGCGGCGGAAGAGCGAAGCGCCACGAATCCGCGATTTCGCAAACGACGGCGATCTGACGCTTGTTGAGCGGATTGGGCAAGACGTCGAAGAGGTGGCGCAGCGCGTCGCAATGGTCGAAGGCTCAGGGCTGCTCGACAAGGTCGGAGTCGACCCGGCGGGGCTGGGGGCGATTCTCGACGCGCTCGAGGCAGCCGGAGTGCCAAAAGACAAGATTATCGGGATCTCGCAAGGCTGGAAGCTTGGCGGATCGATCAAGACAACGGAACGCAAGCTTGCCGAAGGCGGGCTGTGGCACGGCGGCCAGCCTCTCATGGCTTGGTGCGTCGGAAACGCAAGGGTGGTGCCTGTGGGCAATGCAATGAACATCACGAAGCAGGCGAGCGGAACGGCAAAGATCGACCCGCTGATGGCTTTGTTCAATGCCGTGACGCTTATGGCGCTCAACCCGGAAGGTATGGGAAGCATGGACGATTGGCTGAGTGATCCTGTATTGGCGGGCCGCGCATGAAGTCGGCACGAAAAGCGCCGAAGCTGGGCGCAATCCGCAGCGCCTTCCGCGATTGGATCGGCTTGCCAGTTGGTCTCTCCGACGACGGATTCTGGTCGAGTTTCGGCGCCAACTCCGAAGCCGGCGTCAGCGTCACGCCCACGACAGCATTGCAGTTGGACGCGGTTTGGAGTTGCGTGCGGCTTATCTCCGAGACCATCGCAACCCTGCCGCTCTCGATGTACGAGCGCACGTCCGCCGGCAAGCGCGTGGCGTCTGACCATGCGCTGCACTTCGTTATCCACGACCAGCCGAGCGCGCAATCAACGGCCTCAGTTTTTTGGGAGGCGATGATCGCCTCGATGTTGCTGCGCGGTGCCGGCCGGGCTGAAAAGCTGTATCTCGGGAATCGTCTGGTCGGTCTCCTGTTCCTTGACCCGGATCGGCTCTCGATCGGTAAGGACAGCCGAGGCGAGAAGGAATTTCGGTACACGGAGGCCAACGGGCGCCAGCGACCGATTCCGCCCGATCGCGTATGGACGATCCCAGGATTCACGATTGACGGCATCAACGGTGTCTCTGTGGTTCGATACGGCGCGAATGTTTTCGGCTCTGCAATCGCTGCCGAGCGCGCGGCCAGCAACACGTTCAAGAACGGATTGCTTCAAACCATCTACTACAAGATCAACTCGTTTCTGAAGCCCAGCCAGCGTGTCGAGTTCAAAAAGAACTTGGCGAAATCGATTCAGAACGGAGAGGCGCCTCTCCTGGAAGGCGGCACCGAAGCGGGCACCTTGGGCATCAACCCGGGCGATGCACAGCTGCTGGAGTCCCGCTCGTTCTCAGTGGAAGCGATCTGTCGATGGTTTCGCGTGCCGCCGTGGATGGTGGGTCATACCGAAAAGTCCACAAGCTGGGGCACCGGTATCGAGCAACAGATGATCGGGTTTCTGACGTTCACGCTCGGCCCTTGGTTGCGACGTATTGAACAGGCAATCAGTAAGGATCTGCTGACGCCTGCGGAGCGCACTCGCTTCTATCCAAAATTCGCCGTGGAAGGCCTGCTTCGTGCCGACAGCGCGGGGCGCGCGTCCTTCTACGGTGTCATGGTCGACAAGGGCATCCTGACGCGCGACGAAGTGCGCGAATTGGAAGACCGCGAACCGCTCGGTGGAAACGCCGCAGTGCTCACGGTTCAGTCAGCGATGACCACTCTGGACAGTCTCGGGAAAGCCGACGACGCAAACCAAGTCCGCGGGGCCCTACGGGCGTTCCTCGGCTTCGAAGACGACAAGAAGGACTGAAATCATGACCATTCGTGCATTGCCGAGCGTCCCCATGGGCCGCCCGCAGATCGACGCGCGCGCCTACGTTTCGCCGCGGTCGCTTGATCGTTGGGATAGCACCCTGCGGGCGGCGGGCGAGGACCAGCCCGAAGAGCGCACGATCGGAATCTACGACGTAATCGGCGAGGACTGGTGGACTGGCGGTGGATTTACAGCCAAGCGCATGGCAGCCGCGCTGCGCTCGCTCGGTGCTGGGCCGGTGACTGTCGCAATCAACTCCCCGGGCGGCGACATGTTCGAAGGCTTGGCCATGTACAGCATGCTGCGTGAGCACCAGGGAGAGGTCACGATCAAGGTGATGGGCCTGGCCGCGTCGGCTGCGTCAGTCATTGCGATGGGTGGCGACAACATTCAGATCGCGCGCGCCGGCTTCTTGATGATCCACAACTGTTGGACGATCGGCATCGGCAATCGACACGATTTTCGTGATTTGGCGGACCAGATCGAGCCGTTCGATACGGCCATGGCCGACGTGTATGCCAGCCGCACCGGCGAATCGATCGAATCCATGCAAAAGCTCATGGATCGCGAAAGCTGGATCGGCGGAAGCGCCGCCGTCGATCAGGGGTTCGCCGATTCGCTGCTTTCGTCCGACGCGATCGGTAAGTCAGACGACCATAAAAATGCCTCGGCGGTGCGCAAGCTGGAAAGCGCGTTGCGCGCGTCCGGAATGCCGAAATCCGAGGCCATGCGCCTCATCAGTCAATTCAAGTCCAGCGCGGGTGATCCCGCTGGCAGCGGTGTGGGAGATCCCACCGATCACGGTCAGCGCGACGCGGCCGATTTCAGCCAAACCGCGGCGCTCGCCGCTTTCCTCACCACCCGGATTTAACAAAGGAACGACCATGCCTGTCGAGAAAGACATCGAAAGCATCAACGCCAGCCTCAAGCAGGTCGGCGATCAGTTGAAAGCCCATGCGGAAAATGCCGAGAAAGAGATCAAGGCACACGCAAAGCTTTCCGAAGAAACGCGGGCCAGCGTCGATAAGATGTTGACCGTCCAAGGTGAACTGCAAGCTCGACTGCAGACCGCTGAGCAGATGCTTGCTCAGGTCAGCAACGGCGGCGCGCGCGCCGGCAAGACCAAATCGGCCGGCGAAATCGTTGCTGAGTCCGACGAGTTCAAGTCCTTCAACACCAACATGAAGGGCAATTTCACTGTCAAGGCGGCGATCACGCGCGACGCGGGCTCGGCCGGCGAGCTGATCACGCCGCAGCGTCTTTCGGGCATCATCGCGCCGCCTAACCAGCGCCTGTTCCTGCGCGATCTGTTGAATTGGGGCACGGCCACCAGCAACTCGATCGAGTACGTCCGCGAATCGGGCTTCACGAACAACGCGAACGTCGTGGCGGAAAACCCGACCGATCCGAAGCCCGAATCGGAGATCAGCTTCGAGGCGGATTCGGCGAAGATGGTCACGATTGCGCACTGGACACGCGCCTCGAAGCAAGTCCTGCGTGATGCGCAGCAGTTGCGCGCGTATATCGACGGCCGACTGATGTACGGCCTTGACCTGCGTGAAGAAGCGCAACTGCTGAAAGGCTCGGGCGTCGGCCTGAATATCAACGGTCTGTACACCCAGGCATCGACCTACGCCAACCCCGGCGTTGTGGTGCAGGCCGAAACCCGCCTGGATCGTCTGCGCTTGGCGATGCTGCAGGTCAACTTGGCCGAGTACGAAGCCGATGGCATCGTGCTCAATCCGATCGACTGGACGGCGATCGAGCTCACCAAGACGACCGACAACGCCTATCTCTTCGCCACGCCTCGCGGCTTGGCCGTTCCGGGTCTCTGGGGACGTCCCGTCGTGGCCACCAAGGCCATGGACGCCGAAGACTTCCTGGTCGGCGCATTCCAACTGGGCGCGATGGGTTGGGATCTGGAAGAAGCCAACATCACCGTGTCGAACTCGGACCGTGACAACTTCGTCAAGAACATGGTCACGATCCTGTGCGAAAAGGATGTTGGCTTGACGGTGTTCCGCCCCGAAGCATTCGTCAAAGGCGGCTTCGAAGGCCTGGACGCTCCCGCCGGCGGTTAAACGGCAGAAGGGGGGCGCCCGTGGCGCTCCCCTAACCCTTACGGAGAAATGACATGATCCAAGTTGAAGCCCTGCGGGGCTTTGAACACGGTGGACGCCGGCTGCGCGGCGACACGTTCCTCGTTTCCGACCAGCACGCCGAAGAGTTGAAGGCGCGCAAGCTAGTGCGCCTGACGACGCCAGTGCCGCCGACGGCGCCCACGGGTTCCGGCTTTGACGCGGTCACCTTTGTCGCGCAGAACGCGGCCGATGTGCTGGTCGATCTCGAAAAGGTGGTTGATGCAGCAGAGCTGGCCAGTATTCTCGCCGCAGAAAAGGCTGGCAAGGATCGTAAGTCTGTCGTCGAGGCGATCGAAGCTGCTATCACCAAATTGGCCTGATCCATGCAGATCATCACCACCGACCGCGCTCGGCAGCACTGCAGAGCGGATAGCGACGACGATTCGATGCTCTCTGTTTATGCTGGCGCCGCAGAGCAAGCCGCCCAGGACTTCCTGAATCGCCGCGTATACGCGACGGGGGACGATCTCGCGGCCGCAGTGCTGGCGGGAAGCGCTGGCGAGGATCCTATCGTCGTCAACGACGCCATCCTGGCCGCAATGCTGCTGATCCTTGGTCATCTGTACAAGAACCGAGAAGAGGTGATGACGGGGCAGGGTTCAGCTGCAGTGAAGATTCCGGTTGGCGCGGAGTTCCTGCTCTGGCCGCACCGTATCGGCCTTGGGGTCTGACATGGGCATTGCCGCAGGCACGTTGAACCGGCGCATAACGATCGAGAAGCGTGGTCCCGATCGCGATTCGCTTGGTCAGCCGCTCGTCAATGCGCCTTGGGTACCAGTGGCAACTGTGGCGGCGAACATCGCTGCAAAGTCAGGATTGCAGACGGCCGCCGCCGGCGGCGAGGTGTCCGTGGCGCGCTATTCGATCCGGATTCGGTACCGCCCGGCAGTGAATGACGCGATGCGGGTCGTTTATCAAGGCGAGGTGTACGACATCCAGGCGGTGCTTCATGACGAGGCGGGCCGCCAGCACACCGATCTGGTATGTGAAATCGGAGCGCGGGCGCATGGGTAGCTTCAGCATCGACTTTGACGGCGACATGGCAGCGCAACTGGATGCACTGGCAGGAGACATCAAGGAAAAGGTGTTGCGATCCGCGGCGCACGCGGGCGCGGTCGTACTGTACGACGCCGCCCGCGCAAATGCGCCCGTGTATGTCCCGGATGGATCAAACCGCAAACGAGTCATCAAGCCTGGACAGCTGCGCGACGCCATTTATCGGGTGTTCGCGGAGTCTGCATCGTCCGACGAGCTCAAGCAGTACGAGGTTTCCTGGAACCACAAGAAAGCGCCGCATGGCTTCCTGGTGGAAAACGGGCACTGGCTTGTTCGAGGCAAGAAGAAAAGCGGAACGCAGCGGAAAATCAAATGGGTACCGGGAACGGCGTTTATGCGTCGTGCGGGAGACCGTTTTCAGGAGGCGCTGAAGGCCGCCGATGCTCGCGCGTTACTGCGTTTGCAAGAGATTTTTTCCGGTACGGAACCGGAAGCGGCTGCAGCTGAGGCCGACGATCTATGACAGTCGAAGAAGACATTCGCCGCGTGTTGTCGGATCTTGTGGAGGATCGAGTCTATCCGGATACCACGCCGACGAACCCTGCCTTGCCACTCATTGTTTATCAGCAAGCAGGCGGCACGCCACTCAACTTTTACAGCGGCGCGCCGGACAAGCGGAACGGGCGCTTTCAGGTATTTGTGTGGGCAGAATCGCGCGAAGAGGCGAGCAGAATCGCGCGCCAAGCTGAAGACCGCCTGCGACTGGCTCCGGAACTTCTCGCGGACACCTTGGGCGGCGCTTTATCGACGTACGAGCCGGAGACGGACTGGTACGGCAGCACACAAGATTTCAGCATCTGGTTTACCAGTTGATCGCCCTTTTGGGGCACACCTTGCGCCGCCTTCGGGCGGCTTTTTTATTGGAGTTCTCAAAATGAGCGTTTCACTCCCGAACGGTTCGACCGTCTCGATCGCAGCGACGTACGCTTCGGTCAAAGCCGTTACCGGCATCTCGAACGCATCACCCGCGATCGCCACCGCTGTGGCGCACGGCTTTTTGGCCGGCGACATCGTAGAAATCGCTTCCGGCTGGTCTGACTTGGCAGGCCGCGCCGCCCGGGTTAAGGCACCGATCGCTGCAGACACTTTCGCACTGGATGGCTTCGACACAACTTCGCAGCAGCGGTATCCGACTGGCGGCGGCGTTGGTAGCGCGCGCAAGGTTCTGACCTGGCAACCGATCACGCAGGTGCTGGACGCGGCCATGACCGGCGGAGAGCAGCAGTTCTACACCTACAGCTTCCTGGAAGATGTGGGCGACGAGCGACAGCTTCCGACCAATCGCAGCGCGCGCACGCTCACGCTCACCATTGCAGACGACCCGACGCTGCCGCAGTACCAGGTGCTGAAGGCGGCCAACGACGCGCGCACGCCTGTGATCGTCCGCTTCGCGTTGGCCAACGGCTCGGCAATCTATTTCAGCGCCTACGTTTCCTTCTCGGAAATGCCGACGCTGACGAAAAACGAGGCGATGGCGCAGGTCGTCACCTTGTCGCTTGCCGGTGCCCCGACGCGCTACACCGGAGCCTAATCGCCCATGTTCACCATCAAAGCCAATCCGACATTCGATGCGACGGTCAAGATTCCTGTGCCCGGTGGGCAGACCGCCGATCTCGCGCTCACGTTCAAGCACATGACTCGTGACAAGGTGAAGGAATTTTTCGATCGAGCAGCTTCCTCCGAGGAGACCGATGGCTCGCTCCTGTCGGAGATTATCGCTGGCTGGACCGGCGTGGATGCGGAGTTCTCCGAGGAAGCGCTCGACGAGCTTTGCCAGAACTATCACGGTGCCATTCCGGCGATTTTCGATTGTTACCTCGCCGAGCTGAGCAAGGCGCGCTCAAAAAACTGACCTCGGCCGCACGCGCGCTTTTCCAGAAGGCCCCTGATCCAAAGTTGCTTGCGGCCTGGGGCCTTTTGCCGGAAGACGTCGAGGTGGCCGTAGAAGTGTGGGAGGAGGCTTTCCCGTCCTTTGCTGTGTTCGAAGCGATGCGTACCCAGTGGAGGGTGGGCGCTGCTGGCGCTACCGGCCTGGATTACGGGGTGCTGCCCTTCATGCTCGAGATGCAGCACGTGGATAGGGCCGAGTGGCCGACGGTTACCGCCGATGTGCGCCTGATGGAAGGTGCCGCGCTGGACGAGATGCACAAGGATCGAAATGTCGGAGCTTAAAACTACCCTGAAGATGGCGGTCGATGGGTCGGCCGCCATGGCCGGCATCGAAGGGGTGAAGAAGTCGTTCCAGAACCTGGAATCGAGCTCGATCACGTCTGCGAAGAAAGTGTCGCAGGGCATCGACAACATTGCCACGAGCTCCGATCAGTCGGCTTCCAAGATCTCTGCCAGCGCCAAGCGGGTAGAAAAGTCGCTTGAGAATCAAGCAAACCGCCTGAGCATGACGACGGCGGAGTATGCGCGCCATCGCGCGATCGCTGCAGGCGTCTCGAAGGACGTCTACGAGCCGCTTGTGAGCCGTATTGATGCGGCATCCAAGTCCACTGCCAATCTCGGCATGTCCGCGGCGGCGACGGCGGCGGCGATGCGGAATGTGCCCGCGCAGATCACTGACATCGTCGTGGGCTTGCAGGGTGGCCAGGCCCCGATGACGGTGCTCCTGCAGCAGGGCGGACAATTAAAGGACATGTTCGGTGGCGTCGTGCCAGCCGCCAAGGCGCTTGGGTCCACCATTGCTGGCTTGGTTTCGCCCTTTCTTCTCATCGTGTCGGCGGCCGCAGCCTTCGGCTATGCGATCTACAAGGGGTCGGAGGAGTCTCGACGATTTAACGATACCCTCATCGTAAGCGGCAACCGTGTCGGGAAAACGGCCGAGGATCTGACGAGACTGGCCACCAGCGTTGGCGCAGTCGCTGGATCGCGCGGGAAAGCGGTCGAAGCCCTTGATCAGATCGCCGCCAGCGGCAAGATCGCTGGAACAAATCTGGAGTCGATTGCTACTGCCGCAGTGGCGATGAATCGAGCCGTCGGCCGAGAGATCAGTGACACGGTGCAGGAGTTCGAATCGCTCGGCGACGCGCCCGCTGACGCCCTTGCCAAGCTGAACGAGAAATACAACTTCCTGACGTCTGCTGTGTACGAGCAGGTGAAAGCGTTGGAAAAGCAGGGCCGCACTCAGGAGGCGGTGGCTCTCGCGCAGGATACGCTGGCTGCTGCGTTTCAGAAGCAGGCCAGCCTGGTAACGCAGAATCTCGGTGTAATCGAGCGTGCATGGCGTGGCGTCACCGGCGCGGCCTCAACCGCCTGGGAGGCGATGAAGGGAATTGGCCGCGCCGATACCGTAGACGACTTGCAAACGAAGATCCGAGCCGCAAGTGATCGTCTGCGCTCGTTGCAGAACGCCGGCGGCTTCGGCGAAACGGCGGGCGGGGCTGCCGTCGGCGGCGCGCGCGGTTCGTCAGCAGGTGCTCAGAAGCAGTTGGAGGGGGAACGCGCTCGCTTGAGCGCCGAGATCCAGCAACTGCAGCAGCGCAGCACGGCTGCTGTAATCAAAGCGGCACAGGCGAAAACTGAGGCGGAGCGCATCGAGGCGCTGAAACGCAACGAGATACTCGACAAAGAGGTCGAAAGCAATTCCAAGAAGCGTGCCCGCGAGATCGAACAGGTCAAACGAGACGCGGCCATCACGGGCGCCACTGCGGAGGAAACGGCGAAGCGCGTCGCGGCGATCAACGAGAAATACAAGGATCCGAAAACCGCTGCGGGCAAGGCCTACCGGGACGATGCCGGCGCCAAGATGCTGCTTCAGCTGAAAGAGCAGGAGGCGTCGCTGCGAGCTCAGGCCGACGGCGAGAAGAAAATCACCGACGCCGCCAAGGATCGGGCCAAATTCGAGCAGCAGATTGCCGACCTGAAAGATAAGAAAATCTTGACGGCGGACCAGAAAAGTCTGCTGGCCAGCCAGGATGCCATCCGCACGCAGCTGGATAAGAATGTGGCGCTGGCCGCGGAGGTCAAGCAGCGCGAGGCGCTGATCAAGCTCGAGGAGCGGTCGGCGCAGATTCAGGCCTCGATGGCGTCGTCCCAGTCGTCGCGGCAAGAACAGTATGACCGGACGCTTTCGGCCTATGGGCAGGGCGATCGAACGCAGCAGCGTGTGCAGTCCGAAAGCGGTATTCGACGCGAGTACCAGCGATATCAGGACCAGCTTGCCAAGGCAGCGCAGGACGGGTTGGTCAAGAGCGACCAATATATCGAGGCCAGTCGCAAGATTGCCGAGGGGCAGGACGCGGCGCTTGCAGCGCAGCGCCAATTCTACGAGCAAGAAGATCAACTGCGCGGTAGCTGGCAACTGGGATTCCAGAATGCTTTCCAGAATTATGCTGATGCTGCGGCGGACGCTTACAAAAGCGCAGGGAACGTATTTGGAACAGTCTTCGGTGGGATGGAAGATCGGCTGACGACCTTCATCGCCAAAGGGAAGCTCGACTTCGCGGGCTTTGCCGACAGCATCATTGCCGATATGGCGCGGGTCTATGCGCGTCAAGCCATCTCGGGCTTGGCGGGTCTGATTGGACAGGCTTTTGCGCCGGCGGTGGCGTCGACCGCTTCTGGCTACAGCCCTGGCTCGGACGGGTTCATCCCGACGGTGGACATCACCGGCGGCCGTGCGATCGGCGGGCCCGTGTCTGCTGGGAACGTCTATCGGGTCAACGAGACAGGCGCGCCTGAGATGGCCAATGTGGGCGGTAAGCAGTACTTGCTGATGGGCAATCAGCCCGGGTCGGTCACGCCCATGAGAGCGTTGGCGGGTGAGTCTACCCAGGCCATGGCTCCGCAAGTGGAGTTCAATTTGATCAACCAGTCCAGCCAGCCTGTACAGGCCAAGCCGGGCGATATGCGATTCGATGGCAGGCGCATGATCCAGGACGTTTTCATCGTCGACATGAAGACCAACGGGCCGATGGCGCGCGCAATGAAAGGAGCAATGGCGTAATGGCTGGTCCCTCTTTCCCTGCTTACGCTAGAATGCTCGCCGATGGGTATGGCGAGACGCCGGATTACGGCATCTTGCGCAGCGAGATGGACGGTGGCTTGGCGAAGCAGCGTCCGACGCGTACCAAGGCAATCGTGACTCGTACCGTGCGGGTCATGGTCACAAGCAC